CTTTTGCACGACCCGACGCGATGTCTTCTTCACGCTGTGCGGCTTGGTCCAGTGCAGACAGCCTTTGCGACAGAACGGCCAGCTCCTGCTTGTCGCCTTCCGCTCTGGCCGCAGCAATAGCCTCTTCCGTGAGTCGGATCTGGCTCTGCAAAAGCTCAAGATTCTCTGCGGCCTTGGCCCGCTCGCTGTCATATCCGAACTGTGCAGCAAAAAGAATCTTGTCGGCTTCTTCTTCTTGCTTAAGGCGAAACTTCGATTCTTCTTCAATCTGCTTGATGCGGTTATCAAACAACTGCTTCTGGCGCTCGACCTCAAGGTCGTATGTCTCTTTGGGAATAATCCCGCTGGCGGCTTGATTTTGGGCAAACTCAATGCCACGCCGGAGCTCTTCAGCAGCCGCCGCGCCAGCAGGGCCGAACTCCTCCGCCTTGACGATAAGCGAGGTTAGCCCGCTGTCGGTAGAGGCAAAGGCTTTATCAAACCCTTCGGAGAAACCGTTGGCGGCGGCGAGTGCATCTTCCTCTAGCTTCTGGCTAAGTTCGTTCAGCTGCCGCTGTCTCTGTTCAGCGTCAGCAAGAGCACGCCCGCTCAAGTCACCTGATGCGATGGATTCCGCAACACGCGACTGCTCACGCTCAACAGCGGCCAAGTCGTCACGTATCTTCTCGGCTCCATCTGCGATTTTCAAAAGTGCATCAACCCGTTTCTGGTCTGCTTCCGCCTGCGCCGTAGCAGCTGCGGCTGCGTCCTCTCTGTTCTTCCTCTCTTTCACGAGCTCGCCGTTCAGCCGCTCCATGAATCCGTTCATGATCTCGATCTGGTCGGCAGTCAGTTCGCCTTCCGCAGCCATCTGCGAGAACGTGGCCAGCGTTGCCTGCGACTGCTGCAAGAACTCAGACGCGCCGCCCTCAGCGGTGGACAGGAACTGGTCAAGCTCTGCCGTGGCTGAGGCAAGGTCTGCCTGCACCTGCACTTCGGGGAGGCGGGCGTTCTGGATCTCGGCTCGCAGCCCGGCCAGAAACTGCGAGGCGGCACCCTGGCCTGCCTGCTGTGCGTTGCCGTCGCCACCCGTGAAGATGCTGTTGAACGTCTCGGCAGCGTTGGCTGCGGCGGCCTCCATCTCACGGGAGTTTCTTTCCGTGGACTCCATGCCGGCGTCCACCAACGCTCGGCCGTACTCCTCCAGGTCGGAGTCCACGAAACTGCCGAGCCCCTGGAGCACCTTGCCGAAGCCGACGATCAGTGCGTCGATGCCCAACTGCAAGACGTTGAACACCACACGGAAGGCTTCAGACACACTGAGCAGCACCTTAGACGTGACATCGAACACGTCGGCCGCAAATGCAAACACCTCGCCAAGGTTGCCAAACTCCTCCACGAACTTGTCGAAGATGGCGGCAAAGTAGGACGCACCCTCGAGCAGCACGTCAGTGATGGCATTGGCGATGCCGGTGCCGCCGGTGCCTTGTGCCCCGCTCCACTCCTCAACGAATCGCAGGAACTCGTTGGTTACAGCCGTCACGGCCGGCGCGAGGTTGCCAATGACTTGGCCCACGATGCCGTTGATGGTTGCGGCCACCAAGTCGAAAGCGTCGTTCATGTCGGCGACGTTGTTGACTTGCGTCTCGCTAATGATGATGCCGAGCCGCTCGGCACGGGCCTGCAGTTCTTCAATGCTGGCCGCCCCTTCACGGAACAGCGGAGCCAAAGCGGCCCCCTGCTTGCCGAAGATGGCGACAGCGGCGGCAGCACGGTCTGCGGCCGTCGGCAGCTGCGAGATAGCCTGCCCGATCTCTGAGAACTGCTGCTCGGGTGACAACGCCCGCAGATCCGCAAGAGACAGGTTGATGCCCTTGAGGGCCTTGTCGAGTGCGTCGCCCGGCGTGGCCTTGCCGATATTCACGGCCAGCCGCTGCACGGCGGTGCCGAACTGCTCGGTGTCTACGCCGGCGAGTTTCGCCGCCAGCGAGTAGCCCTGCAGGGCCTCGACGTTGATGCCAGTCCGTGCAGACAGGTCGTTTAAGGCGTCAGTGCTAGTAGCCACATTGGACACAAGCGTCAGAATCTGAGTCGCAACACGAGAGAAAGCACGCTCAAGTATCTGCAAGCCATCGAAGATTACTCGCCCAACTTCGATGGTGGTGAGGATTCGCAGACTCTTAGACATCGAAGTCAGCGTGCTGTCGGCGTTGCTCGCCGACTTGCCAACCTCTTGCAAGTCCTTGCTGGCTCGCTCGGCAGCGCGATTGAACTGCTCCTGAGACAGCCGCCCAGCATCAAGGTGGCCACGCAGTTCTTGAATCTGTCGGTCGTACTGTTCTTGCGGAGACAGGTTTGCTTCGATGATTCGAGCAGCATCCGCATAGGCGTTCGCTTGAGTTCGCAACGCGGAAGCGGTTCTGGCCGCGTTCTTCTCTGCCTCCTCACGCTCGGCCTCGGCGATGGCCTGAGCAACGAAACGAGCAGACTCCTCTCGGATTCGCCCGATTTCTCGTGCTTCCTCAAGTGCCTCTCGCTGGAGTCGTTTTGACTCGTCAGCAGCAAGGCGTTCCGCTGCAACTTGGTCGCGAGCAAGTTGCTCCTGCTGCTCTGCAAGTTCACGTTGCCGCCTTGCTGCTTCTTCGTTTGCTCCGCTGTACTCGGCTCGCGCACGCGCGGCGATCTCCTCGGAGATGGCAGCGGCGGCCAAAAGACGATCCACCTCGGCAAGATTTGCCGCCCTGATCTCGTCTTGCGTTGCGAATCGCTGGGCTAACGTAGCTCCGCGCTCGAGGAGCGTGAGCCGCTCACTCTCAGCGGCTGCGGCGGCCTCCACGGCACCGGAAGTCTTGGCGACCTCCGCAGCGTATGTAGCCTCGTCGATGGCACCAAGCCTTTGAAGTTCAGCTAGTCGCTCAAGGCGTTCTGCCCGTTGCTGCTCAGCTGGCTTGTTCGCCTCAATGATCCTAGCGCCTTCCTCAAAGGCGTCAGCAGTCTGCCGCACCTCTTGCTGCAGTGCCTCAAACTGCTTGGCGTACTCGGCAGCGTTTAGCCCGCCGGCGAGTTGCTGCGACAGTTCCTCGAATCGCTGATTGAGAGAAGCCTGAGCCGTTGCCGCCGCCTGGCTGTCCTTGGCAAACTTGTCAAACACGGCCGTAGTCTTGTCGGCCTGCTGCCCCAGCTTCTCCAACGCCCGCTCAGCCGGCGTTAGGTTCTTCACCACGCCAGAGGCGTCGGCGGAAACCTTCAAAGCGAGTGAGAGGATGTTGGCCATGGCTGCTACTGCTCAAAGATGCCGGCGAGCTTTGCGAGCTCTCGGGCCATCTCCTCTGATGTCTGCGGTGGCTTCTCGGTCGGAACGAAATCGGACGCCTTCGGTGCTTTGCCTTTCTCGCTGTACGGTGCGAGCACGGCACTGGTGAGCAAGCCTGTCTGCTGCCACGGATCCGGCAGAGCGTGGTAGTAGCGAGTGAACGCCACCCACTCACTGAGCTCTTGCGAGTCCATGCGGCGAGACAACTCCCGCACCGTCATGCCTAGGTGCCCGGCGAGGCGGAAAAGAAACCTCCGCATCGGCCGGGTCTTCAGTTTTTTGCGAGTTCCTCCACGTCGCTCTCGGTCATGTTGTTGTGCTTCATCGCCTTCTCGAAGAGCTTCGACACGACGGCCGACGACTTCTTCGCCAGCTGCTCGATGCCCTGCTCGTCGAAGAGCCGTTCGCCGCTCTCAGGGTGGCACAGGCAGCGGGCCAGGTACTTCGTTCGGAAGTTGTCGATGCCCCGCTCCTTGTTGCCGATCCACTCCTTCTCGTAGGAGTCCCGCTCCTCGACGGTCATCACACGGATGCCGAGCACCAGCGGCTTACCGCTGGCGTCCTTCCACTCCCGCACCGTCACCTTGAGCACGGACAAGTCGTCCGAGGCGAGAATCTGGGCGGCCAGTTCTTGAACAGTCAGAGCCATGGCATCTCCTAGGGTTGGATCCTTAACGTGACGGTGTACCGTGCCACGTCATTGGCAATGCCCTGGAGCGTGAACTTCTCGAGCACGGCGGTGCCGGAGTAGGCAAGGCCGCCGCCGGCAATCGAAACCGCAGCACGCTTGGCGTACTTGGCCGTCGAGATGTTCGCAGTCGTCAGGCACGATATCTCTATAGTGCCAACGTCAAGCGTCCACGTACTCGCACGAGCCAGCGGCAGAGAGCCGCCGTGTGTCACGCGCAGTTCGGTGATCTCACCGAATGACACCCCGTCCCACGTCGCCGTGACGCCCGCTGCGTACTCAGCCATGACGGGCCTCCGTCAGGCTTAACGATCAATGCGGATCGTCACCTGGCCCCGGATGGCATCGTTGGTGGCGAGCGTGAGCGTGGAGCTCTGCACCGTGCCGCCCTTGCTCAGAAGCGAAGAGCCGCCCACGGTGATGGACAGCGTGCCGGTGGACTTGTCGTTGATGAGGGTGGTGCCGACGTAGTCGAACTGCACCGTGCGGCCGGTGTCGCCGGAAGCCGAGCCCGCCAGCGGGAGATCGAGAGTCCTGGCGGTTTCGCCGGTGGTCTGGCCCAGGTGGGCCACGTTGATCTTCTCGTCCTCGGCCGCCGGGTCGGTGAACGAAACGACGATGTTCGTGACGGTGTACCTCGTGGCGGTCGTCGGCCACGTCACCACCGTACCGGCACCATCATGCGGCGTCTCGAAAGGCATCGCTTATATCTCCTGCCAGAGGATCGAGTACTGTTGGTTAACCGTGAGAATCGGCGGCAAGTCGCCTCCCGCCAGCTGCACCACGCCGTCCGATTCCGTGTCCAGAGACACGTTCCGAACGCTCACGTAGTTTTCCACAGCAGTGCCGTACCCATCCAGAACCGAGCGGCATCGGTCGGCGATGTCCCGGGCCTCGCCGTACGTCTCGGCGTACACGTCCACAGACAGCAGCACGACGCCCATTCCCATCGGGCCGGATAGCGTCTGCGTCCGCTGGATGCCCGTGCGACGCCACGTTACGAACGGCAGCGCGGCCGAGGCCGGTGCCACGACTGGGTAGACACGCTGGCCCACGACAGCGGCCACGGCGGGGTCGGCCACCAGGGCGTTGGCCAGCAGCTGCTCAGGTGACTTGAGTGGCATGGCTAGCCTCCGATGATGCCGCTGATGGTGCCGGTGCTTGACTGCGTGATCTTCGAGATGGCGGCCTCAATCGAGATGCTGAGCTCACGCCGCAGGATCTCGGCCACTTGGCCCTTCGTCTGCTCGAAGGCGGTCTGCACGGGCGGGCGGCCAGCCACACCACCCGGCCTAACTCCCGGCAGGCGGATAGCCTGCTGGCCCTTCTTGCCCTTCATGAAGAAGGCGTAGGGCTGCGACTTGCTGCCGTCGGCGTTAATGTCGAACGGCCCACGAGCGGCTAGGCTCGATGCGATAACGGCACCCTGGCCAGCCTTCACCTCGTGGGCACTGATGTTGGCCACCTTGCCAGACTTCATTCGCCGGGTGTGTGCCTTTCGCTGGTAGGGCTTGTCCGAGAGCTTGGTGACGACTCGCTCCTTCGTGCCGAACTCCAGCCACCACTGATGAAAGCCCCGCTCCTTGCCAATCCGCACGCTGCCAGCGGTGGCGGTGCCACGCTCTCTCTGCGACTGCCGGTAGCCAATCAGGCCGACGGCGGCACCGCTCTTGGGATACGGGACCGTCTTGTAGTGGGCGGCCCGCTTGAGATTGCCGGTAGGGCCCACGGGCGTGACTTCTCGCAGCCGCAGATACGCCGGCCAGATGGCCTTCTCCAGTGCCGCCTCCAGCGTGGCAGCAAGCCCCGCACGGCCGTCTTGGCCGAACAGGTTTCGCAGCTGCTCGGTCTTCGACTTCAGGTCGGTGGAGTCCACCGTGATCGAGATGAAGGCCACTAGATCGCCTCCTGGCACAGCAGCTCGTGCTCGGTGCGGTTGCCGTGCTCGAGGATGCTGACGATCTCCAGCGTGCGGCCACGCCACTGCAGACGCATCTGCTGCGTTAGTCCGGTGAGATACCGCATCCGCACCCGGTGGCTGGCCTCGGTCTGCTGCTGGCCCTGCAGGAAGAACTCACGAGCCGAGATGCCCTCAACGCTGGCCCAACGCTCAGCAAACGTGCCCCACGTCTGCGTAGCCTCGCCAAGCGGCGTGCGGCTGTCCGTGGCCTGCTGCACCGTCACACGCTCTCGGAGCCGGCCGGAGTCCATCAGTCTGGCCCCCACAGGATGAGCTTGTAGGTGCCCGTGCCAGCCCCTTGTATCAGCATTGGCACGGGCTCGCTGTCGGCCATCTGCGTTACGGCCACCTCGCCGTTGGACGAAATCAGTTTCCACGCATCGTCGCCGCCGTCGGCAAGGATGCGGCGGCTAGAGCCACTCCACGAAAAGGCCAGCTTGAGCGGCGAGCCCAGCGACACAAGCGAGCCGGCGGCGTTACGGTACGTCCCGAAGTTGATGGACACGCCCGAGGTGCCGGCGGTGCCGGTGACGGCCACGACTTCGCCAGACGTGTACCCGGTGACGGACTGCAGCGACAGCACCTTGAGCCTGGCCGTGCCAGACGTGTCGTGGTAGAGGGCGTCAACAGTGATGCGGCCGTCGATGCTCATGTGCCGTACACGATGATGGTATAGGTGCCGGTGTTACCGCTCGACGCCGTCAGTCTGGCCTGCTGTATCTGCGTGCCCGCGCTAACCGCAATGTCATTGTTGCGAGACGCAAGAGTGCAAAAAGCACCGTCATCGAAGTCGATGAGTTCAAGGCGACGGGCTGTGTCCCTGTTCCACGAAAACGCTATGCGTAGGGCTTCGCCAATGACGACGGGCTGCCCGGTCGCGTCCCGGTAGACATTGTCCAGCAGCACGGTCGTCTGTGCGGTGCCGGCCGTGCCAGTGACGACCAGCACTTTTCCCGTGGCGTATTCGGTCGTCTTGGCAAGCGAGACGACGTTGACAGCGTTGGTGCCGTCCTTGTCGTGAAACAAGGCGTCAACGGAGATCCGGCCTTCAAGGCTCATCGGTACGATCCCCAGCGTTGCGAGTCGAGGAGCGACTTGACGCCAAAAGGAATCTCGTTCAGCGTGCCAGAATCAGCCCCCGCTCTGCGTTCGTAAAGGATCCCCACAATCATCAGGATGGCGTGGCGGATGGCGGCTGGCACGCTGGTGCCACTGGCCCCGTAGCCGGCCCACCACG